AGCGACGCCGGAGAACTTCCGGAGGACTGCTTTAGAGTGGACATTTTCGCGGACGGTGATGTAACCGTTGGCGATGGTGTCGGCTGACAGGACAGCAGCAGCCACGTAAGGACGTGCCGCTTCTCCTGCGTAAGTACCGACTCCTACAGTGGCGTTTTCGCCAAACTTGTAAAGGCTCATTACTTTGAGAATTGATTAAGGAGAGCAGACACGCGCTCCTGAGTTGATAGATTCTTGAGGTTGATAGGCTCACGCTTCTGCGTGGGGGCCTGATGCTTGAGGCCCGCGTCGGCGGCCTGCTTCTTGATAGCTTCGAGTTCAGCTTTGACTGCGGCCAGCTCGACGGCTGCCTCGTCTTCTTTTTCCTCTTTCACCTCTTCCACCTTCGCGGCTTTGGGGGCTTCAGGGTTGACGGCTGACATCTCTTCTTTGTCCTTGTTCATAGACTCCAAAGCTGCCGCGATCATCTCTTCGACTTCTGCTTTGGTCATGTACTGGGGCTCGTCTTCGGCTTCCACCTCGACTTCGACTTCGAGCTCTTCGGTAATTTCCTCTGAGGCTTCCACCTCTTGGACTTCCTCCACCACCTCTTCGGCTTCGCCTACTGAAGTGATGACGCCACCTTCGCCCACGACGATGGTGCCGCCGTCAGCGAGAGGGTAATCGCCGGGAGGCAATGGGATGCTCTCACCTTCGTCGTTGATGATGTACGCTTCTGCGCCTTCAGCAAACGCCTCAGCGTCCGTGTAGATGACCGTGCCGTTTTCGAGGGCGGCCTCTGCGAGTTCGGTGCCCTTCTGCTCGCTCACCGTCAGCTTGACGTTGAAACGATTGAAGACTTCCTGCACCCTTTCTTGAATGTTCATGAAGTGGTTTTTTTGTATAAGAAACTCAAGGGGTCAATCCTCAGGTGAGTCCAGTTCTTTTTTTATTGCTGACCACAATTCCTCCTTGATCTTGGACTCTGCCCACCGCAAGCCAGCCTTGCCACCCCATAGCAGATAGGAGATAGTGCCGCAAGCATTCATATCTGATTCGTCGTAGTATTCTTCAGCTCGTGAGAGATAGGAGGCCATGCGCTTCACAGTCTCAAGAGAGACGGGTTCGCCTTGTGCAAGCTGTTGAGCTCTCACCTTGCCCGTCTGGGTAGCGCACTTGTTCCCGTTCTTCTCGTTCAGGTCGATACCTTTCTGCGCGTTATTCTTGACGGCTTCGGGATAGTCGGAGTAAGACTCCATGACCACCCGCTTTCCGCTCTTCGTACGTCCGTCAGCTTTGACAATGGCACGCGTAAGCTCGGCGAGCATCTCGTCGTCTTGGTTCTTTTTGAGCTTGTCGGCGAAGTATCCCTCGATGGAGAAGCCCTTGACCTTGCCTTCCTTGACCCACTCCTGCCAGATAGCTTCGTTGTCTACCTTGACAGCTACCATCCACGTACCTACAGGGACGTCCAACCCGTACACGGCGGACTTATCCTTCTGCTTGTCCTCTACCATCCACGACTCTACCACGGTAAGCCCGTTGATGGTGTGCTCGTGTTCGAGGGTGTGGTTGGCTTGGTTGCCGTGCTTGAGGTATAGCTCCGCCGCACGACGTACCGTGCTCTTCGAAAAGTAGACGTAGAACTCGTCCTCTCCGTTCTTGCGGTAGATAGGCTTGTCAGGTACAAGGGCGGGGCCGATAAGGATACGCTTGTCTGCGTCGGCCTCAGCAAATTGCACACGCGCCTCCTTTAGGGCGATAAAGTCGAGCTCGATGGCTGGACGATCTACAAGGGAGATGGCGTCGATGCCGTACATCTCGGCCTCCTCGTCGATGATTAGTTCTACAATTCTCATAGTGTTGCTTGGTCTTGGATTTTTTTGTTCGCTTGCTGGGCGTTGGTTACGTTTTCGCTGATGACGTAGGTCTCGATAACCTGCTGTTGTGAACCTTCGCCCAAGAATCCTAGGTCGAGGGTGGGTGCCGTCGGTGCCTGCTGAACCGCAGCAGCGGCAGAACCCGCCGAAGAATAGCCTGCACCACCACCCCCTGCGCTTGCGCTTTGGTATTGTTGGCTTTGAATCTGCTTTACGTTAGCCAGACCCGCAGCGGTAGCAGCGGCAGCAGCAGCGGCACCGAGGCCTGGCCCCACCACGGGGATACCTGCAAGTGATTTAAACGCCTGCACCGCACTCTCGTAGGTGGAGATGAGGGCTTGTGCCGTCTGTATCTTTTTAGACCTTTCAAAGCCTTTCTTCTGCTGCTCTTCCGACTCACCCGTGAAGGCTTGGTTGAGAGCCGCCAAAGCGTTAAGAGTTTGGTCTCGGACGTCTTTCTTCGCCTGTTCAATTCGTTTCTCTTGCTCGGCCAATCTTTCGGCGCGTGCTAAGTCCTCAGCGGCGGCCTTGTCCTTTTCCTCCTTTTCTTTCTTTCGCGCGTCCTCCTCGGCCTTGGCTTTTTGGTCGATGTATTTCTGCTCGATGGCTGCGAGGTCGGCGTTGAGTTGCTCCGTGGCCGCTTTTAGCAGCCCTTCGTCGTCGCCTGCGATGGCCACACGATCATCGTACTTTTGCATGAGAGCCAACTCTTCACGCTCTCTTGCCGAGAGGGTCAAAGCGTAGAGCTCGTCCTCAAGTTTTTGACGTGCTGACAATTCGGCTTGATATGCCTTCTCTCGTTCTTCTGCTTCCTTCTCTGCCGCTTTGCTTTTTTCTTCCGCCTCCTTCTCTCTTGCATCCTTTTCTTTTTGCCTCTGCGCTTGAGCCTGAAGCATCAAAGACTGCCGCTCACCTTCGAGACGTTTCTGCATCCGCAGGGATGCCGTCTCCATGTCAATCACACGAGCCTCAGCTTCAGCGAGGGAGTCGAGGTCATCCTCAAGGCTCTCCCCAAGCGCAATCCGTTCCCGGACAATACGAGCTCTCTCTTCAGCCATCCGCAGTTCTTCAGCGGCGGTCTCCTGCTCAAGAGCGATAGCTTTCTCTAATGCCTCGACACGTTGGTCATAGGACAATGTCTCGTCTTCGACACGCAGCCGAGTCTCTGCAATAGCCTTGTTCGTCTCTGCTCGTACCTTAATGAAATCGCGTTCTGCATCCTTGAGCGCGTTCATATCTCGCTGAAGATTGCGAGCGGCTGAAGCCTCGCGAATAATTTCGTCCGTTATACCTGTGAACGCTCCTTTCACGTCTTCGAGAGCACCAGAGAAATCTCCCGTGAAAAACTTCACCAACGCACCACCAATTTGGCTCACCCGGTCTTTCAGAACATCGAAAGCCGCACCGAGAGCCGCCGTTGCCACTTTCAGTTGTTCTGCTCCTTTCTTGGTGCTTGTGAAGTACGAAATCAAAGTGCCCACCGCTACGATGAGAAGACCAATACCGGTTGCCGCGAGTGCCACCTTGAAAGACTTGAGACCAGAAATACCGCTCTTCAGTCCTTTGCCGAAATTCTTGAGACCCGTGACGGCTCCACCCGTCATCTTGTCAAGCTGAGTTGTCAGGCCCGCTGTGGCTTTGGACGTATCCTGTACGCCCTTTTCTACGTTGCCGATGCTCTTTTCTACGCCCGAGGTGTCGGCGTTGAAAGTGATAACTACCTCTTGATTCACAGCCATGAGAGCACGGTTTTAAGGAGAAAGACACAGACCCCAAAGAAGGCCGCGAGGTATCCCAGCGCGAGGGTGTAGTCCAAAGGCACAAGCCACCACGGAAGCGGGGCTTTGACCTTGTAAGCCTGTAAGAGGTCGATGCCTCTCATAATATGCTGGGGGTCTTTCATTGAGGTTGGGTTGCTTGGTTTTTGGGTTTGCAAACGTTCAAAGGCGTGACGCCTCCGATAGCTACCGAATTAGCGACCCACCGATATCCGTATCGGGTGCAGCACTCCTCCGATCCAAAGTCGGGCGAGGCGATAGTAGACCCGTTAAAGAAGATAACGTTGGGCTTGGCGTCGTAGCTGGTAGGCGTATCGGCGCAGTCGGCACTTGAGGGCAGCACCTTCATGAGCCTGGCCTTGGCGGTGCCGTTTCCGTTGAGGTCGGTGTTGATGCTCAAGACCCTCCACCACGTGTCGTCGATGAAGACCTTGGTGTTCCACTTGAACGTCTGGAAGTCGATGAGGTAGAAATTTATCGTACACTCCATAATACGCGCCTCCTCGGAATACAGCTCCCGGACGTATGTCTTCCAGTATTTGTAATAAAGCGTATTGAGAGGGTTGCACTCCTGCGGGATGAAGCTCGCCTCTATACCAAAGTTGAGGTCGTTATCCGTGAGGGTGGGGTAGTCGGAAGAGTAGGGCGAGAAGAGAGGAAACAGCGAAGACGGCCCCACGGTAGCTCCCAAATCATTGCGCATATACCACTCCCCGAATGTCGTCACCATGCCACCCCAGTAGGCGAGCATAGCAAGAGGGTTGTTTATAGCTGACCCGTCCTGCTGAAGGCTGCGGTGGATAGGAAAGGAAGAGCCCGGGATGAGGGAAACGATGTAGTTGCCGAGCTTGGTTTCTAACTTTTGTTCTCCCGTGGCGAAGTCGTTGTCGGGATCAAGGACGCGGTGTGCGCCATAGACCCGGTTGAGTGAGGACTCTACCGCATCCGAAATGAAGTCCAACCCCTCGCGGTACGTCCACTGGTACTGCCGCGCTTGTAGGTCGGTGGTAGGGGTGAGGCTGATAGTCTTGTCGCGGTGTACCTTGTCCGTCCAGTCTACCTCGTCGCCCGTAGCGAAGTAGTCGTCCCACGGCTCGATGATGAGTTGGTCGGGGATACCCGACGGGATGAATACGAGGTTGAACATCTTTTGAAGCGAGAGCAGTAGGTCTATCTGCTTCAGCTCCGGCATGTTGTCGGAGACGTTGACGTCGCTACCAGAAAGCGGAGAGCTCACGTTGGCGAAAGTCAGCGACGTCGTAAAGGGGTTACCTACCGAGGGGGTATAGACACCGCCTCCGTAGATTTTGGCAGTGATGCCGCTTGTCTGTCGGTAGATTTGTATCTCGTCGCCAGCCTCAAAGAGGAAGCCTTGCCCGAAGACATAGGTGTTATTGAGAGCACCTCCCGAAGCCCCCGCGCTCCATATCCCGGCGTCCCATACAAACTCCCCCGAACTCTGGTAGCGGGGGAAGCCCGAGTACGTGGCCGACGTCTGCGTGGTATCTACGAGGGTGGCGATAGAGCTGCCGTTCTTGTAGAGGTAGATTTTTACGAAGTGGGCGGGGTCGCTCTTCTCCCACTTGCACGAGAAGCGCATATCATAATATCCCGTATAGGGACAGGTGTACTTGTATCCTCCTGCGTTGGTCCAGTTGTCGGCAGCGTCTACCGCTCCTGCGATGGTGTCGACCATCAAAAGCACGTTCAGCGCATACGGCCCCGAAAGGTCACCGTCTACTCCTACCGCAGCCGTCTGGTCTTCGAGGTCTTCGGTATTGATAGCCGCTGTCCCGTTATAGGCGGGGAGGTAGATATTTCCAAAGTCGGTAGTATCGAAAAAGTCCGAGATGTAGGTGAGTCCGGCGTCCGTGAATATCTGGTCTACCAAAGACCGAGCCCGAACGAAGGGGGTCAAGTCGCCCTGCTGTATCCCGTCGGTATCTGTCCACGGGGGGTTGTCGGGCAACGACCAGTTGAAGCCCTTGTCGATTAACCCGTACCTTACGTCGCCCGAGAACAAAGACCCCAGCCATGAGTTCTGGATATTGGAGATATTGAGCTCGTGATCGTAGGCGGACAGGTCGAGGTCGGTGAGCATCTTGTCTCCCACCTGCTTGGCGATATTGAGCTGCTCGGCAAAGAACACGCCCTCTACGTCGACGCGGGTATCTGTGGTAGTGACCCCCTTAAACTGGATATATCCGTGCACCACGGGGATGTTTCTCCATGTCAAAGCTGCGGGGTATCGCTTCTTCCAAAAGAGGGTGGAGTTCTCTCTGATGTCCGTCCCCTGAGCGATATATCCGGGTTTATCGACCAAGCCGAGCCGCTGCTTGAGTTCATCGTCGAGGGGCAGCTTAAAAGACTGCGAAAACGAACCCACGCTGGTCTGGATATTTTCGATGTCCGAAAATTGAAGCGCGTAATTGAGCGGCTCGTTGCCGTAGGTGGCGACGGTAACATATGTACCCCCCGTATTTTGTAGAGATATCCTCAGCATAGCAGGTCCATTGTAACCTCAACCTCGCACGTGATAGGCAAAAGGCGCGAGGACGCCTGCTCGTGGGTATAGCTTGTCGTCCTCATACGGCAAGGGTACCATTGTCCCTTAAAGCGCACCATCATATATTGAGCCGTAACAGCCGACTTGAAGAGCTCCCTCTCGGCATCGGTGAAGAAGTCTTCCGACAAGACGAAAGACCGCTTACCTACCGAAGGCATAGAAACATATTGAGGTAAGTACAATTGACTGCCCTGCGTTGAATAGCTCACTTGCGACTCAAGGTTCCTGTTTATCTTGTAAGTGTCGCGCCCCGACACGTCGTATACGTCCTTCACCCTGCCGTCGAAACGTAAGAACTCGGCACCTCCGCGGGCACCTATCCAATAAAGCTGGGCGGGGGCGTGCTTGATAGGCCGACAATCTTTGTAGACCCTGATCGCGCGTCCGACGGTTAGGTTTGACGAGTCGAGAGGCTGCACGTCGTAGTAGTCCCACCCGTCGTCCCAGTCGTAGACCAACGCCCAGTTCGCGTTGTCTTTGATATTAGCCGGGCCGATAGGTACGCTCCTCTGCGCGGCATTCCAATTTGTAGGAACCGTCAAGTTGAGGGTGAGGGTGTCCTTCAATCCTCCCCCATAATAGAGGGAATAGGTAACCTTCACCCAGTCCGACTCGTTGAGGTTGTTGGTTCCGTTATAGACGTAGTCGGCGTTCTGCATCTGAAGAAGAGATGCGATAGCTTCGTCCTCGTCAGCGAAGTCATAGTTTACTTTTGACAAGGAACCCACCTCCCGCTCCGTCATCCACCCTTTCTTGGTAGCGGCGTCGGGAAAGTAGTCGGAGAAGTCCCAGTCGTTCCACGCCCAGTTCTCTCTCTTACCCATACGCACCGGGATGTAGTTGTACGTCCCTTGCACCGCGCTCTTTGTGCCTCCCGTCACGGAATAAATTTGAAACTGAAAGCCGTCTAAAGCCCCAAACATATAGTTGATGTCTTCGGCGGCAGGCTGCACACCTCCCCCGACTTTCTGATACGGCGCAAACGTCTCAATAGTAAAAGACTGCACCCACTCGTTCATATCAATACGTCCTGCATTGGTCGATGAGTTCAGAATATTGACGTAAGCCTGCGCGATTTTGGCTCCCAGAGTGCCGTCCATATTAAGGGGATACACCTCTACGAGCCACGTGTCGATGGTCACGGCATTATCTGACCAATAGAGCGGGGCTACCTGCCTCTCTTCGTAGGGTGCTTCGGTAGATGCCGTGATGGTGGTACTAATTACAAAAGCCATTATTTTGGTCTTACGGTGATGTTGCCAGAGGTGAAGGACAAGGACTTGAGCAGGTCTTGGGCGAGGGCTTCGCCGAGCTCGTCGCGGTATTGGGGAACGATGCTTTCCAGGGCCACCGAGTAGTAGCGCAGCCCTACTATACCCTTGCGCTTGATAGATCGGGCGATGAGGAAGGCGGCACTCTTGAGCCTGCTCTCGGTCTGCTTAATGAACTTGCCATCCTTGTCGCGTAGGCGTACGGGCTTGGCCCGCATCCATTCGATGATAGGCCCGGAGGGTGGCTGCTTGGAGCGGAAGGAGTAGGGCGCGTTCTGATTCTTGCGTGTGCCGTTGACGCCCCAATGGAGGAAGGCGGCATAAGGCAGGGGAGAGCCGAAAGAGACCCTCCCCCCCTTAATCTGATACTTCAAAGACTTCTGAAGGGAGCGCGAGGCTACGCCATAGGAGCGGTTTTTGCCTATCCTACGGGAGCCTAGCTCACGCTTGGCGGCGTTGTTTACGTCTTCCGCAAACCGCCCCAGTACCTTCTCGAAGTCTGCGAGGTTCATTTCTTGCTACGTCCGAGAACTACGGCGTTGATGATGCGCTTGAGCAGGTCAACGATGTTGTCGTCTTTCTCGGTTTCGGTAAGTGCCGTGATCGTGCCTGCGGCGGTGATGACAGCGAGGGCGATTTCCGCCCAGTTCGTTGTGAAGAATTCCATGAGTTATGGGGTTTGGATGTTGTTGTATGCTTTAAGACAGTGGTCGGGGTCGATGTAGTCGAGGAGCTCTTGCAGCTTCTTACCCAAAGGCGAGAGGGTGCCACCCACCATGTTGGCTCCCACGACGGCAGAGATAGTCTGACTGCCGAACGAATAGCCTCCCGGCTTGGTCAGCGTGTTGTCGAGTAACGAGGCGGCCATGATAGAAGCCATGAAGGAGAGGTCGCGGAAGATGTCGTACACCCACGGCCACGGGCGAGCGTCACCCGTGCCGATGCGGTAGAGGATACCGAAGACAGGCCCGACAAGAAAGAGGCACAGGCCCGCAGCTACGAGAGGAAGGATGAGGAGGTATCTCATACGGGCTCTTCTGGGAACCATCCGTTCTCGACCATATAGTCGTAGTCTCTGATGGTGGTGGTGGAGGGCACGATATTTCCGAACGGGAACTCTTGGTTGTTGAGCACGTAGGAGGAGAGGTTGAAACGCTCCTGCTCGTTGAGTTCCGGGAAGAGGGAGACGAGCTTCTCGATGGTGGCCTGTGGGCTTACCGGGATGACGTAGTCGGTGTCTACTTGGAGGGCGTGCTGGATGCCGTCGGGGTGTACGATGACACCGAAGACCGTGGCGTCCTTTTGGTAGTCCTCTTGGATGGCAAGGGGCACGGTGATGTTGTAGAGCTCGCGGGTGATGCTCTTGGCTCTGACTTCACTTGTCAGGAAACCTTCGGGGAGAACGATGATATACTGACTCATGGGTAGATAGAGTAGAAGTCGTTGATGTTGGTCTCGATGCCTAAGCGGTTGCCGGCTGTGTCTTGCCCTGTGTCCCACAAAACAAATTCATGCAATGACGTTTGATTTGCTCTTGATGTAGTTCGGTTAAGCAAACAGGTAATTGACGTACTGGTGCCCGCATCTCCCGACACCAAATTGGAATTGGATGCCGTGTGAACAGATATTTTTGAAGACGCGCTGTTGTATTCGGCAAAAAAAGCAGACTGGACCTGGTCAGTATTTATACCAGCGTTTAAAAACGAACCTGCAAATAGATAGGACGTTAAACCCTGATAAATCCTAGCGCCGTCACCGCAAACAACGCCAACCGTTGCATGCGATGAGCCGCTGACAGCTTCAATAGTAAAGGGTTGAGTAACCGACAGTGACACGTCCAAACCTGCGTTGCTTACCCCCTCGACAATAGGCTTCCCGTTCTCCGTCAACACGCCCGTCGAGCTGTCGTAAATCTTGGGCTGCATTGTGGTTGTCGTCTGCGTCGCGTCGTTTGAGCCTGCTTGGTCATACCAAGTCCTTACAAACCCGTCCGTACCTGAGCAGAAGGTAGCCAGAGCTGTAGTGTCGAGTTGGTTGTTGTAAAACCCGATGTCCTGCTCTGCATTGTTATCTGCCCTGCGCACACGAATCGCTGAACCTGTATAGGTTCCGTCAAGCAAGCGCAAAGAGTACGCGGCGGCGGCTCCGGGGTAATCGTTAAGCAGACCCGTAAAACCTGCCGTATCTCTCCACGTCATAACCAACGAGGCCGGGGCTGTGCCATTGGTTTGTCCTGCGATAATTGTGTCGTTGATGTACGTAAGGGCGTCAGCGTATGAGGTGTCGTCTGCGAACTCGTGAATGAGCGTCCACGTACCGAAGGCGTCGGTGCTTCCAAACTCATCCTTGTAGTAGACCTTCCTCTGGATTACGTTGCCCGCGCTTGGCGTGTCGCTCTGCTGACTGAGGTACACCCCTGTGCCTGTCCACCGCGCCGTGTCGATACGTTCGATGGTGGCCGTCCCTGCGTCGAGGGTCGAGGCCATCGTGGAGGCGGTAGCGTCGAACCTGTTGAGGTAGAAGTTGAATAGGGTAGGTGTAGCCACCCCCGACGCGTTACCGAGCCATCCATACCCCTCGGGGATATTCGGTACGTCGTTGGTGCGCCCAATACACGACACCTTGAGACCTTGGCAAATGGTGCCGTTTGTCTTGAGCACCACGCCAACGTTTTGAATAAGGTTCGTGCCGGTGGGCTTGTCCTTTGTCAATCCACCCCCAGCGTCTACGTACAAGACATCGTTATCTTGGAGTCCTGTGAACCCGGAGATATTGGTGTTGTACGTTCCGGCCACGATTGCAAACCCGTCCTTGCCGCTTCCGGTTGTAGTGAGCTCGGTTTCGGCGATGCCGATTGCGGGCATCTTGGCCGGGTCGCTTGCATCGGCGATGCCAACCAAGATGCGTTCGCTTCCTCCAATCTCACCACGCGAATACAAGGGGGTGCCTGCTGCGATGGTGACCCCTTCGTCGTTACGCACCGGAAAGTGTACTTTCTCTGCTGTGTCGCCACCGCTGCCGCTTGTAGCGGCTGTGATTCTACCTTGGGCATCAACTGTGATGTCTGCGGTAGTGTAGCTTCCTGGCGTTACTGCGGTATCATCGAGGCTCACTACGACGTCTCCGGTTGTCGGGGTTGCGGTGAGACCCGTGCCACCCGTCACGCTGTCGACAGCTCCACCCGCTCCAAAAGTCAACGTCACCTCCCCGTCGCCATCGTCTACGAGCGAGCCGTTAGGCACGTTGATGGTAGCCACCGAGAGTACGTCAGGGCTTCCGTCAAGCTCTCGCATACGCAGCAGGCCGCGAGCCTTGTACGAGGGTGTCGTGCTGCCTTCAGGCTCTACCCCCGTCAGAGGGGCGTTGCATGAGTCGTAGGTGTAGGGGACGCTGATAGCGATATCGAGGAGACACCCGGCAAGGGCGTTGCTCTTCTCCTCTTCGAGAGGCGTCACCGAGGCGTTGACTAGATCGTACTTGTACCCAAACTGGAAGATGTTGCCTCCGTTCTGGATGTCAGCGAGGATGTCCTCTGCTACCTGTTCGGCGTTGCTGATGCTCTCCTTTTGATACTCCACCTTATCGGCATCCGAAGGGGGGAGGGTGAGGATATACACCTCGAGGTTGTACGTCTTGGCCTTGGGTGAGTTGAAGTCGCCACCCGTA